CGCAAAAGCCGCCCTTGCGGACGGCCCTGCTTGAAAGGTTAACCAGGAGAACACCATTAACCGCCTTTTGAGCGGCTACCGTCGTCCGAAGATGGCGGTATGAACTCCAAAACCCCATCTAATGGTAGCACGCTTTTCGGAGATGGAAAAGCCGGGAGATGCCCGGCTCGTCCTTTTTGTTTTTATTTTTGTGTTTGTTTTACTCGCAGCCGGCGTCCACTCCCTTTTTATATTCCCGGAGGGAGTTTATAAGAATGGAGGCTACTACCACGACCAGCGGGGCGGCGTCCCCGAAATTGAAATCCGCGATGTGCTCGACCAGATAGGTCAGCAACGCTCCGCCGATGGCGATCATCGCCCCTTTCCCGATTTTTTTCAGAGTCTCGTTGTCGAAACAATTTTTTGTTTGCATAGTTTTTTAATTATTTTTTATTCAAACTCTCGCTCATGAGAGTCACGATGGTGCTCATCTGCCCTTCCATCCGGGCCATCCGCTCGTTGATCTTGCTGGTGTTTTCCTCGATGTGATGGAAGTCGTTTTGCCGGAACAGCGTAAATGTTTTATTTATTCCCCGGACTTCGTCTTTCAATTCCACGAATATCTCGTCGATCCGCTTATGCTTCTCGCCGCAGGCCACAGCGTTGATTCCCAGTTGCTTGTCCGCGTTGATATCCGGGTTTCTAAAGTGCAGATACATGGTGAAGAATGTCCCGAGGATGCTGAGTGACGATGTGATGATTGCCATGTATATGATTGCTGTTTCCATTTTGTTTTATGTTTTCATTATAAATACCAAGGCTTTGTAGGGCGGCATGTTGTTGTGTGCTTCTCCTCCTCCAGTGTTTTGGTTAGTAGCAGTTGTGGAGCTGGTGTCATCCGTCGTCCCTGATGTTCCAGCGTCTATACGAGTTCCTCCTGTTCCTCCGCTTTCATTACCGATAACGGCGTGCTTGTGCGAATTCTGAACGTGAGTATGCACCGGCATTTCCGATTCGATTAACGTGTGCGCGGCCTCTCCGCCAGTATCCCCAGTGTCATATGTCCCACCAGCGTCTTGCCCCGGGCATATTACGAATTTATTTCGGAGGTCCGGGGTGCTGTTCGCTCCGTTACAGAAAACGTATCCGGTCGGGATATTGGCAATGGTGTCGTTGAACATGATTATTCCTTTGCTTGGTACCAGTCCCCATCCGGTGGCGATATCCTGATAGCTTATTTTAGTTCCGTCAGCGTCCCTGTGATGAGCCGCCCGGACATTGGCCACGTGCGCGTCGTGGTTGGCGTTTTCTTCCGCCGGATCGGCGATCGTGTTATTGGTGAATGTGTACGCTTTATTTAGTGCCATCTTTTTGTTTTTTATCGATTAAAATGCCGGCCTTCGTTTCGACTTTGGAAAACGTCAGCGCATCGATCCTCGCCAGCTGGATGTCTTTTTGTTTTTTAGGCATGACTTTCGACTGGATTGATTCGGTCCATCCCATCTTTATCTTTCGGTACACTTCATCGGCGTCCGCTTCTTTCAGTTGCGCTTTGGCGTTCTTGCTCACCGCCACTCTCATCCTTGAACCGTCAGATAAATGAAACCAGACCTCGGCGTAATTCTCGCGCTTCCGCACGCCGTTTGATCCTATCGATATTATTTTTTCGCCCGTGATCGGGCAGTTGATCGGATTCATATTTTATGCTTCGGGCGTGGCCGCGTCCGGATTCATTTCCGTCGCCACCATTTCCAGCTTTCTTCTTAATTCGTTGATGGTACTTCCGACCAGCGGAAGCTTGGATGACAGTTCCAATGAAACGCTGTCGGGTTTATATTCTAATTTTACCACATTTATGTTCGTCGCGGTAACGTTCGAGATGTCAAACCCCCACTTGTCCACGTTCCAGATCATCTGCCCCCACATCGAGTACGTTTTTTTCGATAGGAAATTCAGGATATTGACCACGTTTCCGGGATGGAGTGATTCGATATCGAAGCCTTTTCCTTGTTCGTTGTTCGAATCTATAATCACCACCTGTGTCCGCACCTCGGGTTCATCGTCATTGTCGAGGCTGGCGCCGGCAAATTTATCAGAGGTCGCCACTTCGCTGATTCGGTTGTCTGAAATAAAGACCACGCTTCTTCCATATGCTGTGATGCTCGCGCCGTGTTCGTAGCTTCTGAATAAATTTTCCCCGGCGGTTTCTTTTCCAATAACGTAGGCCACGTTTTTCACGTTCTCAATTCGTTTATAAGGCTGGATCTGCTGGATGTCTTTGCCGACATAGAACGTGTGGTCGGGGGTGGTTGCGTATTCCGAGAGGTGAATGACATTGTCCGCGTCCAGGTACCAGTACCAGCCGGCCGGGCACATCTCCACGATTTTATTGATGGCTTCCAAAATTGTGACGGTGTTGAATTCGTATGTCACTGTGGTCGATGTATCGCCTATCGAATCGGGTCCTACCGTGTAATTAACTTTGCCGAACACCCCAGTCAGATCATTGTATTTGTCGATCACGTCTTTCAAAATGTCCCCGGGTTCTTTGTTGGTGTAAATGAGCCGGGTGTTTCCGGCGGCGGGAGATTCATTGATTCCGGATCCGTTATCCAATAATTCAACCCTTGACAATTCTTGCACATACCCCATCAATGTGATCTCGAGGTATTCCTGATCTTCTTTGAGGACGGGGGTATATCCGGATATCCATCCGTTGAAAATTATTACTCCATCATGTGAATCTGTATCGAAACATCTCACGATCACTTGGTTCCGAAAATTCACGTCATCCGATTCTCCGAAGTCATCCGCGTTTCTGGCCAGTACCACTTTCATCTCGCCGAGTCCTCCGTTCACCGATGCTGAAAAAGCTGGCTCGCTCACCACGTCGTTCCAGGTCAATATGTAGTCGCCGTCGTTTTCATAAACATCGTATTTGAATCGTTTCATAATTTATAGCCATTTCTTTTTATAGGCGAATGATATGTCGACGTTTCTCGCTGTCAGATCATCGGAGTATTCCCAGTTATTTACTCCCGGACTCCAGACCGGCATTATTCCCAGGTATTGAGTCACCACTCCGTTCACCGTCACGATGTTTCTTCCGGTGTAGATCGTGATCACGTCGTCGGCCTGCCAATCGGTCATGCTCACTTTGATATAATCTCCGGTGTCGGTGTTTTTGAGTTGGATGAATTTGAGTCCTGCACCAGTCAGTGAATTTATGTTGATGGTGATGTCTGGTTTTGCCGGCGCCGTTCCAAAGATTTCGATGTCATCGGTATATGGCGTGGTCGTCTTTCCGTCGAAGTCCTCGGTCGTCGCCGCCGTGTCCTCTCCAAACGCCTGATAGCATTCCAGTTTAATCTGCATCCTGGCCCATCGGGGTTTTCGTTCCACGCTCTCGATGTATCCGCTGCAAACGTACCTTCTTGTTCCGCCGGAATAATCAATGTCGAGGTTTTTTTCGCTTGCTTCGATCACACCTTTTATCGTGTCCACTCGCGCGTCCAGCGCCGCTATCGAGGAGTCCTGGACGATCACGTTCATCTTGATAACTTTAATGCCGTACCCTTTTTTAAGAAGGATGCTTTCATTGGTCCGGGCGATCTTTTGCAGATTCACTTCCGGTTTGGCCGTCGCTTCATGGGGCAGTTCTTCCACCCAGTAATTCACGCCATCATTTAGATTTACTCCGTTGAATGTTATATCCATAATTTTATATGCCCCACGCCGCCCTTTCCTGCTCGCGCGAGAATTCCATTTTAATTTTATCTATCAGTCTGTCCTCATCGGCTTCTCCTGAAAAATAATTGTCGCCGGTAATGTTGATGGTGACGCTTCGTCCTTTTCCGGTATTGAGTTGGTTGAAGAGTGACGCCTGCTGTCCGGCATTCAGAACCATTTCCCCGGGTGTGAGCATCGCCGGTACCGTATCTGTTCCTTTCGGCTGGAAGAATCCTCCGGCCGCGTAGACCACGCCGCCGTTGGCGTACCCCTGCACGATCCCTCCGTTCGCGAACATTTCGTCCCAAGCTTTCGAGATGCTGGTACCGGCTTCGTGCGCGAAGTCTTTCATCTTGCCCCAGACCTTCTCGATCGCCTTGGCCGCTTTTTGTCCCCAGTCGTAGAATTGGTCGCCGACCGCATTCAAGACGCCGCCCAGTCCTTCGTACCGTTCAGTCAGATCTTTCAGTGCTTTGTCGGCGTCCCTTGATTTATTGATGGCGTCCTGCAGTTGTTTGTTGGCCGAGTCGGTTTTTAGCGATCCGACTTTGCCCTGAAGCACGTCGAGGCTCTTGGCGTTGTTGTCTAACCATTTTCTATTTTCTTCCAGTTGGTCTTGCAGTTTATTGAATTGGATGACGCACGCCACTATCGCCGCTATGGCCACCGCTATCGCTATCGTCCAGGGGTTCATGAGAAACGCCGCCAGCGAGCTGAACGCCGCGGAGAGTCCGCCGGCTCCGGAGATGACGGATGTGATTCCCATGATCGCCATCTTCACGCCCGAGTATATTTCCCAGGCCGACATGGCCACCTTGAAAGCCTCCCAGGCTACGATCGCCCAGAGGATGGCCTCCCTATGATCCCATACGCATTTGATGACGTCGCCCACTATTTTTATAAAATGCACTATGGCCGGGATGACTTCGTCCAGTAATTTGTTTTTGAATTCCTCCATCTTTTGTTTTATTCCTTCGGGGCCTCCCATCTGCTCCACCCATTCTTTGATTTTCGTCCGGATCATGTCTATCGCTTCGCGTCCCCAGCGTATAAATGTTTCTTGGTTCTGTTCGATGAATGTACTCAGCCCCAATACGGCGTTTTTGGCCACGTCCAAGAGTCCCGATTCCGTGGCAAACGTCGACATTGTGATTGAGAAGTTGTCTTTTAACGTGCTCAATGTTCTGGAGAGAGTCTTTGATTGATCATCCATTCCACCGGTGAAGTTTGTTTCCCCGAGCTTTATAAGATAGTCCTCGATCTCTTTGGAGTTCTTTCCCACCTCGGTCGTCACTCCCTTGAAAGTAAATTTGACCTTGTCACCCTCACTGGATGAACGTATTCCGAATTCTTTCAACCTTTCAAATTCTCCGGTCGCGGCATCGGCCACCGCTTCGATCATGTCGTTCAGTCCTTTGCCCATAGCTGAAGCGGTATCGCCGTAACTGGTCAGTGCTTTTTCGCTGGGATCCAGCCCCATGTTTTTCAGTTTAATAAAGCTCCGCATCACTTCATCCATTTGATACGGAGTCTTGGCCGCAAATTTCTCGATGGTTTCGAACGCCTTTCCGGCCGCAGAGGCGTCGCCGCCCATGGCGGTTTTCAATGCCACCTTCATTGTTTCCACATCGGCCGCGGCTTTTATGGAAGCCACTCCCAGCCCGACCACGCCTCCGGCCAATAGCCCAACTCCGGCGGTGGCTACTTTAGCCATCTTGCCGATCAAATTGAACTCAGTCCCGAATCGGTTTCCAATTCCGGAGAACGTGCTTTTCAGGTTGTTTCCGACGGTACTCATCTTGGAAAGCGAGTTGTTGATCCCGGTCATCTTTCCGGACAGCTCGTCCTTGAGAGATATGACCACCGCCAGTTGTGTTGATTCAGCCATTGCTTTGAATTTTATTTTTAACGCCTGCTTTCATTTCTTCGGCGTTTATGCAATCGATTATCTCGTCTATAAAAAATGAAGGCTGGGATAAATACGTGTAGTAGTCCCAGCCCATCGTTTTGCAGACGTAGTATCTTGTGAATTCCTGCGGAATTTTAATCCCGGTGTTTGAAAACAGCAGGGCTTTCGCTATCAGTTTTCCTTGAGTTTTTTTTTATTCGCTTCGTTGATGGCCTTGGTCACGATGTCGCCATCCTCTTCATTCAGGAAGTCCCGGATGGATTCGATTGTCGCTTCATATTCCGTCCCATCAACATCGATCAGTTTCTTGATGGCCATTTCCCGGGCCGCACTGTCTGCCATAGTCAGCGGCCCCAGTTCGAATTCCATCTGCTCGAACGTGCCGGCCGCCTGATCCTTATCCCCGAGCTTGGTCAGCTGGTCGCCTCGAATCTTTTTCTGATCGAACATGATGGCCGAGAGTTTTTCTGTTTCATACTTCGAGAAGTATTCGATCACTTCCACTTTTTTGCCGCTTGGCAGTTCGATGATTTTTGTCGGTCGTTTGTACTGTTTCATAATTTTATGGTGTTTTTAATTTGGTTATTTTATCTCTTAATAAGAATCTCCGGCAGTCTTGTTGACCAGCGTGACTTCGATCGCCAATGCGTCGTCGTCGTCGTACTCGGTCACGAAGGTCGTTTCGTCGTAGACGTATTCGCCCTTCTCCAGTTTATTATCGTGCTTGGTCGCCTTGATGTTATGCAGTTTGATGGCGAGCGAGCTGTAATAAGTGGTCGCGATGAGATCCCCGGTGAAGAGAATCGATACCGCTTTTTTGGCGATGTCGAGGAATTGCTGTTGCTGTTCGGCCGAATCGAAAAGTTTTTTGACCGTGAATTCTCCGTCCGGATTGCCGGTAAGAGTCAGCGCGTCATTCTTTCCGGAGGCTCTCCGTCTGGTCAGATTCCTGTCGATCACTAATTTGAAATCATCCACCGGTGTTGCCAGTGCGTATGATGCCACGTTGGCATCAGCCGCGGTCTGATCCGCTCCAAATCCTACCAGTACCTGTCCGAATCTGAATGGACGTTGCAGTGCGGCATAGCTCGGAGTCTGCGGTTTGAGGCTTATCAAAGCCCCGACTGCGGCAGTCACTGCGGTCGCTCCGCACGTGATGGATTTATTTCCGGCGGCTACTGTCGCTACGGTTACGTCTTGCATTGAACCGTCTGCGGCCTGCACCTGAATGACGTCAGTCGCCACCAGTCCGAGGCAAGGTTCCGGATCATACAATTCTTGAAATTCCACCGCCACCATTCCGGCGCCGGTCAGTTCGGTCAGAAGAGTTCCGACCGTGAAAGCGGCTCTGGCTATCACGTCGAATTTGGCCACGAGGTACGAGTCCTGGAATGAAAGCTCCAGTTTTGAAATTCTGCATCCCACGAAACGATGGACGGCGTTTCCTTTCACGATCTCGATCGTGTAGTACTTGGCTTCATCGAATAGGAACGGATGCGTGTATCCTACCGGATCTGATCCGGTCGAGGTGTCTTTTTGCATCGTCATGTTCAGAATGTGACCGAGGCTGTCTGGATCGGCTTGGATAGTGATGCTCCCTCCCAGTTCCCTTTCGCCCTGAAGAATCTTGTTAGAGGCCCACTCCAATCCGACTATTTGTTTTACTCTTTCGTTCTTGGGTTCCACTTTCATGTCCTCCTCGATCAGAGGCACGAAGACGGTCGGCTTCACTGCCGTGAGAGCGGCTGATTGAAGTCCGATGGCCAAGTAACTTTTGTCAGATAAATAGTTCATTTTTTTGTTTTGTTAATTATTTTTTATCTTTTTTGTCGGCCTCTTTCGGAGCGGTTTCGACCTTCTGCTCCTTTACGAAGTTGGCGTTGTTGATCTCCACCTTGGTTTCCACCACGGCGCCGGCCTTGACTTTCCCGACTCCGGGAATGGTCAGATCAATCTCGCTGATATTTTTGTATTTCATAAATTTATTATAGCACTTAATTATGGTTTATCACAAGCACGACCGCCTCGACCCGGAACGTGGCGAAGTTGAATGTCCCGGCAGCCACTTTGAACGATGTATCGAACTCCACGACTCTCACAAAATCCACTTCGTCGTTGAGATCTTTGTCAATATCAAATGCCTGGAGTACCGCGTCGGTCACCGCGCGCATTGTATCGGCCGCTTTTTGCTTGTCTTTCCCGGCCCGGGACTGTTCCTGATAAAGTTTTATCGTGAATTCGTGCGTCCTTTGGTTCCGATGTGTGTCGATCACCTGGCCTTTTCCTCCACTCTCCGTGATGACTGCCGCCGGATAATTTGTAAAATCACCATCGGCGTGATCCAATACTACGCCAAAAGCCGGGGCGCTGTTGATCCTGATGCCTTCGAGTTTTGTTTTTAGCAGTGCC